ACGTACACGAGAACTAACTAAAATGGGTACGCAGGCTGGAACATTAAAAGGTGAGATTATGAGATCATTCTTTTTGTTTAAGAGTTTTCCACTGGCAAATGTTATGAAACATTGGGAACGTGCCTTTGGTTATGAAGGAAAAGCTAGCAAAGCTTTCTATCTGACTGGATTTTTTGCGGGCACTACATTGTTTGGCGCGGCTGCGCAGCAAATAGGCAATATAATTACTGGTAAAGATCCACAAGACATGAGTAAAGGTAAATTTTGGGCAGGTGCTATTGTAAAAGGTGGGTCTGGAGGAATAATAGGAGATTTCTTATTTAACACTGATGCGTCTTATGGCAAAAGCCCTTTGTCCGCTCTTTCCGGTCCCATTGCTTCATTTGCAGAGGATCTTGCTGGACTAACGCAAGGAAATGTAGTGCAATTACTACAAGGCAAAAAGACCAATGCAGCAGGTGAAGGAATAAAATTTCTAAAAGGTAATATACCTCTCCAGAATCTTTGGTACACTAAGGCGGCCACCGATAGATTAATATTCAACCAGTTACAAGAAATGGTGTCGCCTGGTTATATGAATAGAGTGGAGCAAAGAGCTAGAAAAGAAACTGGACAGTCTTATTTTTATAAACCAAATGAAGCAATTCCACACAGAGCACCTGATTTAAATAAGGCATTTGGGCAATAATAACACTGTGCAGTGTAAAGATTGTTTACGGTGCTTTAATTTTCACATCTATGGCTTTTAACTGACATATTTCTGATTTAAAGAAGGCTCTAAGCCAGTAATAAAAATTAAAAAATAAAGTGCCCCATCTGATTTTGAAGGAGGAATTACATGACATACAAGAACCCAAAGGAGTTGAAAAAATTGCAGAAACAAATACGAAAAAAACGAAAAATACTCCGACAGAAGTTAGAGGAGCAGAAAAGCCAACAGATACATGAATTGCAGAAGAGTCAGCAGCAAACACCAACATCTCGGACTCAGATCGAGCAAATGTCACCGGAAAGTCATATGTTTCCGCGCCTATCAATATTGCACAGGATGTGGAGCAAAAACTAATTAAAGCTGTCAGGCTAAGTGATACTATATTATAGTATATAATATAGTATCATATTTTTTTTACAGTCTTATTTTTCTTTCGCTTAATAAGACCCTTGCTAACTAAACCAGTATGATAACCATTACTCTTTATCTTCATTTTCTGGGCTTTATTTTCTATTGTTAGCCTGTCTAATTCGGCATATGCAATAACTCTTCTGGTTGTAGCTCTAGTTGAATTTTTATATTTATCTACATAAATCTTGCCAACAGAAATAAATCTAGACTCTGAGTTCATGCGATAGCCATAAACCTTTAGAAAGACGCCTCTTTTATAATATTTCAGCACTTCTAGCATTTTAGGATTTTTGGGCACATAATAGAAAGCCGACCCTGAAACGGTAAAAAAGCTTTCTTTTACTTCGCCAAGTTTGCAGCTAAATTTTAACCATTTCTTTTTAATAATGTCACATCTCCTTATAAGTTATGCTCTTTCCTCCTCACGTTTCTTAAACGAGTTCTCAGTAAGAAATTCAATCAAGTTTTTAATGGCCTTTTGTTTTGCCGAATACATAATGCTCCTACCTTTTCTATGAGATTTTAGTAAATCTGCATTTTCCATATGAGTAAGGTGAAAAGAAAGTGTAGCAGGTGGAATTTCTAATATTTCTGCAATTGTACCCGCTGAAAGACCGTCTTTATTTTCTTGTATAAGTAGTTTGTAAATGTTCATTCTGGTGTCTTGAGCTAGGGCCTCTAGTATTTTAATGCTTTTCTTCTGATTCATTTTAGTTCTCCTAAAAAATTAAGAGCAACTACCTTGACTGAAAGAAAGGAACTTATTAGAATATCATAACATTATTTCCTCGAAGACCGCAGGTAGTTGCTCAGACGTTTGCGGACTATATGAAGGCCGGAGCTAGAAACTCCGGCTTTTTCATATTCAGGAGGCCATTCGTATCACGCCAAAATTATATTTGCAATATAATAGAAATATCGCTACTTGGCCTAACTTATTGATAGTTATGGGATTTATTGGTTATTGGTTTTTGGAAGCAGCAGCATCCACCTCAATAAACCGTCTTATTGCCGTCCAATTCTTTATGATATATTTTTCTGCCCACCGTGGAATATGGCCGCGGGCGATTATAAGAGCATCGGGTTCTAGATCTAGGATCTTGGCCAGCCTATAAAGTACTCCTTCTGCGTGAGTATCAGTGGAGTCTTCTTCAAGCGCATTAATATAACTTGCACTTACACCACAAAGCTCAGCAATCTCCTTTTGTGAAAACTTCTTTTCTTTGCGTTTCTTGTATAAAAATTCACCAATACTCATCTATTCTCCTTTATCATAATTACATATTGATCTGGCGCAGCATCATTAATATCCTGCAATAATTTCTTGCCTATATTTTGTGCTCCTAAATTGCTATAGGTCAAGTGTGTATCACTAGGGATAATAGGATTTCCAAATGGATTACAGGAAGCTATAAGTTTATACGTCCATTTGCGCCCCTCTTTTGTTGCCATAATTTTTGCAAGAAACTGCAATTCTTCCCTGCGCTCACGAGCTTCTTTTTTACGGGCGTTATTTACTTTTTCTGGGTCAGCTGCATTATACGGCTCCTCCATTAGAATTTCCGCTTCTGTTCTTGCTGCGTAATCGACCATATTTACCTAATGTTTAGTGGGCATGTTTAATATTTTGTGCTTTTCTATATCAGCCTCAATCTCGCTATCACTGCGACTTTTAGCGCGGGCGAATTGAAGTCCGTCTGTACGGTGTTTATCCAGAGAATCTGCAATTACATTCCAATTAGTATTTCCATGCAATATTGATAATTGGCGACATCTTGATACTGCTTTTTTAAGACTGTCATTGAATCTTTCTACAATTTCTACGCGTTGCATTTCTGACATAAGCTACTCCTATTTAGTAAAAACAGTGCGCGGCCTCATCAGCCTGTTTTGTGGCGCAACTTTAATGAATCCTTTCTTGGCCACTGCGAGTGCATCCCTTAAGAACATAAATTGCACTGGGTGACCACTGCGGTGAACCAACTGTGAGGCTGCGCCTTCGGCCTGCCCAATACTTTCTATTAATTCGTTGAATATTTTTATTTCCTTACTATGCACCCATACCTCCAAATAATTGACCCAATGCGCTTTGTCCCGCACCTACTTCAGTATTAGCTAATGTGTTCGCTGCAGAGGCCGCAACATCTGCTGTCTGTACGCCACGTTCAATTGCATCTTGCCGCTGTGCCTGTTGCTGTCTTTGCGCTTCTTGATCTATAAGTGCAGCCACTTCTTCTGGGCCACGCAGAATTTTTTCAGGATTGGCAAGTAGATCATTAAATTCGCGAATGAATGCATCCTGGTTAAGTAAGTACCTTGCATCTGGATAAATACCCACAAGGTTACCTATAAGCCCTGCAATACGCTCAAGACCGCCTGTAGATGAAGCTTTCTGCGCCAGACTAAGCATTGATATAAATTCAATATCAACTCCAACGCCACGCATACTCTCTGGTGCCTCGGGTATCATTCCCTTACGGGTCATTATACCAAATATGCGTTTTAATTTTGGTTTCAGACTTTCTGTTATTATGTTTTCTATTACGGGCCCAAGAACCTGCAATTTTTCCTGTACCTTCTGCGCTACTTCATAGGCGGTCATTTTTGCGTTAGGTGCCTGCTCTAACATTAAAAATAAATCATTAAATAGACCAACCTTGATACGTGTTTGTATCTGCTCAATTAATCCCGCAAGACCTCTTACATCGGGGTTTACATCATAGATTGAACGCATGCCACTTCCAGGACCTAAGTTAGATACATAGGTGACTTGACCTGGTAATATTGAAGATGGTTGATTCTTAAGGGTGATATCTGCAAGCAATGGTGGACGCATTTGCTTCTCAATTCCCTCTGACAGACGCACAGTCATTACCTGCAACTGAATATTATCAGGATTTATATCCATACCAGGCGAGCGACCATAAGCATCATTACTCTGGGTAGCCCATCTTGCAGCTGTAAAAGGTTGCTCCACAAATCCACGCTGTGAAAGAGGAGTGCGTGAACCTGTCGCGTAAACCCAATAGATTTCACGCCAAGTAAAATTACCGGGCAATTTAGGGCAACCTTCTATATCGAAATTAGGTTCAATCGAATGGGCTATAACTTTTTCAATTTCAAGAGCCGTGCCTTTTTGCCGCCATAAGGCCTGTATATCTTCTGGGCATTTTTCTAATGTGAAGAAATCTACAATTTGACTTATTGTCATCACAAACATGCGATTTAATACATCAACACGTAAAGTAGCGCCGCTAGCTAAGTAATATTCACCAACAGCGGGATTATAACAGCGGATAATATCTCTATCATCTTCATAAATAATGCATGGAGCCGTACCAAATACTACGAGATCTTCACACTCCTGAGCAAATGCATTATAAAAATTACTTCCTGCTAACACAGTTGAGGTACGCTCTTCTACTTCATCAAGCCATTTGCGCGCCTCTTCATCTATTTCCATATTCTTTACAGTCGGCACAACTTTGTACCATTTGCGAGAAACTGAGGCGAGACCTGACATCATGCCAGCTGCGCATACACGAACAGCAAAAGTAGCTGTAGGATCTTTAATCGCAGTATTAAGCGGGGCACCGCGTGTCATATTATTTGGAGAAGGTAGCCCACCTGTAGATTGCGTGAGCCAGATAGATCTGCGTGGCAATATATACTGTGCCAGAGTTGACCAGTTCTGATACCACCATGAA